GTAGGATTTTGCATCCATTGACTATTCCATTTTGATATAGGCAAAGATGCTTTTACACCTAACAATTCATCTTTTTTCCAAAACTCTGGCCATAAAGGTTTTTCACTATCTGGCATAATTGCAGGAAACTCCACGACTTCCCATTGATCTGCATTTTCGTCACCTTGTTTGTTTAAAACTTTGCCAACCAAATCTTTTGTGCTCCATCTAGTCATTACTATCACTATGATTCCACCAGGCTGTAAACGCTGTCTAGGTCCAGATGTGTACCACTCATAAGCAGATTCTAAGGCTTTTGGTGACAAAGCATCTTGTTCTGAGTGTGGATCATCAATAATTAGTAAATCTGCACCACGACCAGTAATAGCACCACCTACGCCAGCTGCAAAGAACTCGCCGTCTTGGTTGCTTGTCCAACGTCCAGCTGATTTATTATCTGCTTGTAATTTAAGATCTGGAAACACATGCTGATACTCTTCGCTATCAATAATATTTCTTACTTTACGACCAAACCTTACCGCTAACTCAGCTGTGTGTGTTGTTTGTATAATTTTAAGATTGCCTCTTCTGCCCATCATCCAAGCAGGAAAAAAGGTTGATGCAAACTCAGACTTAGAGTGTCTTGGTGGCAAACACACGATTAATCTTTTTAATTTACCGTCTGCTATTTTGTTAAATTTGTCAGATATTATTTTGTGATGTCTGCCCTCAATAAACTCTGGCCACATGTGTTTTATGAAACCCATAAAGTCTTTTTGGCAACCATCTTGTTTTTCTAATTGATCGTATCTTTGCAGTAAAGCTACGGCCTCAGCCTTATCTTGTTCAGATAATATATCGAAATCTTTGAATGAAACGTCGCTCATAAGCGAGCTGAGAAACAAGGTAGCGACGATATATTATGTAACCCAGCTCTAAGCGTAAAACGCCTAGCGTAAGTATCACATAAGGTTATACTTCGTGCCACTCTTTACCCTCGAATAGTAAAGCCTCTGCCTCTCTTCTTCTAACTAAACCTTGTTTTACCTGCCCACCAGCTTTATTCCAACGTTTAATTTGATTGGGCACATCATCCCAAACTTTATTATTAAGTCTGGACAATAATGTACTTGAAGATAGGTTTGAGGGTCCTAAATTAAATACCCATGATACCAAGGCATCAAACTCGTTTTGTTTAAGGTCAACAGTAACCATGTCATTTATGTAGCCTTCGTATTCGTGCATTTCTTCTAACAATAAATTATCTGCATCTTCTTGAGATATAGTATCACCCTCTTTAACTCCTTTTGTAGAGCCATAACCTATAGTCCACACGCCCGCTGCACATTTATAGGCCTCTAGCTCACAACCTTCAAATTTTTTAATAAGGGCAATGCCCTCTTGTGATATTTTCATATTATTCTCCCCATTTTTTGACTTTTGTACCACCGAAGTAATCGACGGCCAAATTTTCTTTTTTAAGTAATTCTGCCACATTTCCTTTCTCGCAAAATATATCTCCTAGCACCCTACCGTATTTGTCGGTGCCATAAGACTTTAAGGTTATATCACCTACTAACCATTGTTTCAACTTATCTTTGGCAAGTAATCCTAGTTCTTTTTCTTTAGCTCGTTCTGGATATTTTTTTATATTAATCCTAGATTCGGGCGTATCAATCCCATTTATGCGTACGGATTTATTGTGTAATTGCACTGAAAATCCAAGATCTATAGTCTCTAAACGCACAGTATCTCCGTCTATAACTTTTTTAAGTTTGCATTTGTAAACAAAAGCATCGGGTGATTTAGCCATTAGTCGTCGCCCTTATGTGACGCTCCAAAGTAAAAAGATATAATTGCACTTGCTAAACCGCCTAAATATCCTAATACTAAATTTATTAACGCCTCACTATTTTGCTCTGGTGGTTGTAGTGTTACTAAGAATATGTAGCCTAAAAAACCAGCTATTGTTGCAACACCTATAATTCTTGCAGTCCAATCTTTGCTAAACATGCCTCTGGCATTTTGTTTATCTTGTGTTTCTAATTTAAAAACATCAACATCAAGCTCCTTCATTTGCACCTCAAACTCTTGTTCTGCTTTTTTAAGCTCTAACATCTGTTCTGGTGTTGCATTTTGTATTGCTTGTTGTATTGATTTTTGATCGTTTGATACGCCGAGTACGCTTGCAATCTTGGTCATGGCCATGTTGCCCATCGGACCACCAAGCGCTGTGCCTATGGTTGGAGCTACTGCACCTACTAAATTTTTTAACAATCCTTTCATAGAGATTCCTTTACTGTATATACTGTTAGTTTCTTTTCTTTACCTTTTACTTTTATAGGTTTTAGTAATTTTAATACAATTTTACAATTTTTTGCAGTTTCATGTCCTATAAGTATATCAACACCTACATCTTTAGTAGCTGACTCTAATCTTGCGGCTATGTTTACTGCATCCCCAATAGCAGAATAATCGAACCTAGTATCAGATCCCATATTTCCAATCACAGCATATCCACTGTTTATACCCACACCTATTTCAACGCCTAAATTAGCTAATTTAATTTTATCTTGTATTTCTTTTGCACAAAGCACTGCTGCCTCTTCGTGCCTATATACATCCAAAGGTGCATTAAATATTGACATCATGGCATCCCCAATATACTTGTCTACAGTTCCATCGTAAAATTTGACTGTGTCTGCTTGTATGGTTAAAACTTTGTTCATAATTTTTGTGACCTCTTCTGCATCTAGTTTTTCTGACAATGCAGTAAAACCCCTAACATCTGTAAATAAAAAGGTGCAATATTTCTTCTCACCACCTAGTTTCAAAAGACTTGGATCATCTTGCAATAATTTGACCTGGCGTGGATCCAAATAATGTTCAAATTGTTTTTTAATTTGTTGTCGCAGTTTGTATTGTTGTCTAAACCTAACGTAAAAAATAGCACTGCCTTGCACAAACTCTGATACAAAAGTCCAAGAAAAATCTACAAGATAGCCAGTCTTTATAATATAAACACCGCTTATAAAGGTCGCGGCCATAAATAAACCACCAAATATTAGTGATTGTGTCATACCTAGATAACCGAAAATGACTGAAACTATTATTAGGCACAAAGTAAACATGATTAATTCAGCTGCTATTGCCCAATCTGGTACATAGGGTGAGTCTTGTATAAGTATGGATTCTGCAAGAGCTGCTTGTACTTCGTGTGGAGAAAGTAACCCAACAGGTGTTGCAACAGTAGGAAATACGCCTGGCGCATTGACCGATACAAACACAAACTTATGTGCAACAGCTAATTCTTGTAAATTTGTTTGTGGAGTGTCGACCCAAGAGATCCATTTGCGGCCTAGGTTGTCTACATCAACGGGAGGTAATCCTTGCACAGTAATCTGTCGCATACCATTATCATCGCCTTTTATAATATAAGTGTTCGCGCCAGCTAATACTTTTAAAACTTCGGTGCCAAACGATGCAACAAAACCATCTGGTGTTTGCATAAGAAGAGGCATACGCCTTACAAGATTGTCTATCTCGGTGGGAGCCGTCGACAAACCTTGAGGAACGTCTATGAAAATTTGGTGGTTTGCAACAACTCCCTTAGCCATAATACCATTAATATTTTCACCAAGTAAAACGGTTCCGCTTGTTGGTGGATAATTACCATTGTCATATTCAAACATGGCTAATATGCTTGGACTATAATCTAAGGCCATTAAAAACATTTCATCGCCACCAAAACGATCTGGATTTGGTAAAGATATTACCCAACCGACACCCATAGCTCCTGCATCTAGAATGTCCATGTGTATTTGTGCCAACTCTTGTCTAGGAAAAGGCCAACCACCAGATTTTTGTATATCTTCTTGTGTAATATTTAGCACAACGAAATTACCACTAGGCTCATGTTTTTTAACAAATGTGTCAAATGTTTGTAGTTTAAGAATTTGTAAAGGATATAATTGAAACAACAGTGGTAAAGCTAGTAATATAAATACTGTGAATATTACCTTTTTCATCCAGAACTTTGTGTTATGTTAATTGTAGAATTAGCTGTGCCATTTACTTGTATGACTTTTGATACACCGTCTTGAGTAATAACTATGTTGTATGCTTGATCTGCACTAACTAATACCTGTGCTCTTTGATTTACCATGCGCATAAATTTAAGCTGATCGCCTTGTATGATTGTTGTAATTTGTGTCTCAGTATCTTGTCCTATTTTTGTACCGACTAGCTGTATGCCACTAGAAAAATCAGATAAGTTTTCTTCTTCTTTTACATCAAGTTCATCTAATACATCTAACAAATCTTCAAGAAAATTTACGTTTAGTAAATCTATGTCGAGCTCTGAAAAATCTATGTTTTCATCTTCGTCCAACATATCTTCATCTGATAAAAAATCTATATCTAAATCAGTAAATTCTAAATAATCACTTTGTTCTGACTGTGTTTGTTCATTGTCTACAAACTGCTCTTTCGGTGGTGAAACAATCAACATGTTATCAATAAAGTTTAAATCAATATCTAAAACCACAGGTTTTGTAGGAGCCACATCATAAGCAGATGTAGTTGTAGCTTGGAAAGGCTTATTTAAAACTTGTTGACCCATGGCTGTCTGCACCACTATTTCGCCACTTGCGTCACCAAATTCATCTGGTAATAAAATTATCAGTGCTTTGCCAGTAATATCAATAGTACAAACAAAATCTGTGCCTTGCACAAAAATTTGTGAACTAGGTGTAGAAAGTGTGATATTTTTTTTGTTTAGTTTGTTAGCATTACCACTTATAAACCTAATGGTGCCGCTAGCAAATTGTAGGGCCATTTTTGATTTATCTGGATTAGGATTGTAGACGTAATCAGTTATAAGCAGCTCGCTGTGTTCTGTGAGCCTAACAGTTGACTCGTCGAGAAAAGTTATAGCTATTCGACCTGCGCTAGTTTGCACATTGTCTAAAGAATTGATGTCAAAGTCTAAAGCAGCCTCGTACGGCTCATCGCGATAAACTCTACCGTAACCTGTTAATTCTGTAATATCACCTATTGAATCAGCATGAAGTGGAAGTACCACCGTCATTTTGAATAATACAGATATTAGAATTACTTGTATTTGCAATAACTTGTAACCAATCACGCGCTAATGTAGATGCCTGGGTAATGTTCATAGTGTTGCTGCTACCGTCGAGATCTAAATTAAAGTATGCCGATGTCGCCGCTGTGTTACCGCTATATCCACTACCTGTAAAATTAATGGTATTTGAGCTACCATTAATGTCCATGTAGTTGGTTGCGTTTTCATAGTCAATGTCAAAATCTAACTCATTACTATCACCCAGTATTATCCAATCTAAATTAAGATAGGAAGAGTTAGCATTTTCACCTATTTTTATATCAGCCTCATTACTTGAGCCTGTTACATCGATATTAAGATCAACATAGTCAGCTGTAATAAGACCAGTAGAGTTCATTAAGACATCCCAAACGTTGCTATCACCGTCGAACTCGAAGAAACCTGTAAAGTTGTCACCATCTATAGCGTCGGATCTAAATATATTGCTAGAGCCGATTTGGTTAATGTCTAGCGCCATAGTAGAGCCATCAAGGTCAAGCACTGTCATAGTGCCAGATACAGCTGAGGTACCACCTATAAGGTTAGATGATCCAAGTTGTTCTAAGTCTATACTGGCGTTAGAACCACTTTGATCTACATAAATTTCGTTGTCTGCGAAAATAGTAAATGAAAAAAAAAGTAAAAATAAATATTTATTCATCTGCATATTGCCAAAAATTACGCTCGCGACCTTGTTTGATAATATCTACAATACCAATTTCTATAGCTGATTGCAAAGCGATAGACTTACTTTCATTCATGGCATTTCCTGTTTCAAATTCTATTAGTTCCGTGGAATTATTAGTAAACCTAAAAACATCAGATGATATACCGACAGATAAAATAGTTCTTGTTGTTAGGTTTTCTAGCAAAACTTCGCCAGTGCTTACTGATACAACTCTTATTGAAACTAACACAGTGTCCTCTCTGTACTGCTTGCTAGTAGATATGCCGAGCATCCTAGACCCAATACCACCTGTATTAAGATTTGTGTTGTAATCGACTATACCACCTTCAATAATCACTCCTGCAAACAGTAATGGTAATTGTTTAGTATCATCTTCAAACTTTTCTCTAGTTGACCGTATGATCTGCCTTTCACGAGTGATGTGATCGATTCCCACCCTTTCTACTACACGAAAAAAACCAGATTGTTTTAGTGCCCTAATTAAATATGTTTCGGGTGCTTGAGTCATAGCCGTGCTAAAATTTGCATATCCATCCACTGACTTTCTTTGCCCTGTAAAATCAGAAAACTTATACACAGCAGCTATTGGTTTTACCTTCGGTGCAGGTATTTCAGTTATTTCTTTTGTTATCGGTTTGTTTATAAATGCGTCTTTAGAAAAGCATTTTGCTTTACCGACTATTGATACAAGATCTTTATAGTCCCCTTCTGGGTTGGTAAGACATGGTGATATTAACTTAGTATGCGTAGTGCAACTAACCGCCAAAACCAAAGTCGCCAATAGGTATGGTAATTTCAGTAGTTGTTTCATCTAGCGTATTGTATATAGTTAGGGTTATGTAAGTCCCGTCGCTGGACCAACTAATGATGTTGTCAAATAAAGTAAAAGAACCTGTGGTTTCTGGATTTTCTCCAAAAAGTTGCTCTACAATTTGGCGCGAAATTTGAGCAAAAATTCGCGATTCGAGGTTGCGTGTAAATCTACTTACCACAGAGTTTTCTGCGTCTCGTTTTCTTTGCTCTTCCAAGGCCTTTAGATCTGCGCGGAGCTGTTCTTTACGCGTGTACTCTTGAGATTCTACTGTAAGATAATGTGCGCTCTGTCCGATTCCAGAAAAACTTGGCGATTTAAACTGAAATTTTATCTCATCTGCTTTCAGATTTATTGCTAAAATTCCAAAAAATAATACAAAACCTATGAAAACGATAGCTATAGTGATTCTATATCTCTCTAATTCTTCTTTATCAATCTTTTCTTTGGTCATCCCTATCTGCCTTTGCAATTTTATTGCTGTCAATTAATTGTGGTACACCTAGTATAGTTTTAATTAATGTATCTTGTCTAATGATCTCATTGTCTAGGCTGCGAATCCTGTCTATTAAGGCCACCAAGATACCATGTTGTGAATCTAGTTTTGTGCCTAGCCTTTCCTCTAGTGCTGATATTTGACCTTCTACCTTCTCATCGACAGTATCTAATTTTGTTTCCATGCCGTCTACAATACGCATGATAAGTTTATAAATAAACCATCCTAAGCCTAATGCTGCCGCGATAGGAAAGCCTACCTCTTGTATTAAAGTTACTGCTGATTCCATGTTAAATCAGCTCTGCAATAACTATAGCTCCAACTATAAAAGGGTAAACGGCCCAGATCATGTTCTCTAGCTTATCAAACCTTTTGGATCCGTCCTCAAGACGTTTATCTATGCTTTTATACAAAGCTCTGCACTCCCTTTCGTGTGATTCAATTTTGTTCAAAGCGTCTTTAACTGTAGTCATTATTTTTTACTTTTTTTTACTCGTTTAGTCGTCCAAGCCTCATTAACATCTGGTGTAGATTTGTCATCTGCAACATAATGTCCTTTTTTGTTTCTTGCGCGTACTTGCACACGTTCAGTATTAGTTACTTTATCCCACATTCTTTTTAAAAAATTCATATTTATTTTCCTTATTTTATATTTTCTTCCACCACATCCCAGCAATTAAGGTTTGATGCAATTGTTCTTCTCTCACCTTCACCTTTGAAAGGATATACCATGTGTTGTAACCACGATGGAAATATTAATAGTTTACCAACTTCTGGCGTGATAACAAAGGATTGAGCTGGCGCCAGTCTCTCGCTGTCTAATACCGATACTCTGCCATATTGGAAAGAGATACAGCCATCTGAGTGTCCGCTTTCAGCGTATAAAGAATAATTTGATGTGTTTGCGACTGCTTTTGCGCCAATCTGTGGCGGTACTTTTGTCCAGGCTGTGGTTGAAATACCCATGAGTGTTTTAGTGCCGTGATCATGTATGGGATTATAGTCGCCATCATAACTATGCACCGACCATGTTTCGTCAATTTCAACTTTTTTTGCACATTTTAATGGATTACCAGCTGCGGCAAACTGGTTTATGTATTCAGTAGATAGAGTTGTTATAAACGCGTTATAACCTACCATTCTCGAATCATTATGATCCAAAAGAAGTTGCTCTCCCTTGTGTATTTGTCCCACGAGTTTGTTTGCTAACGATTGTTTATGTTTACTAGATTTATAATCGTCCATATAACTATTTACATCATCAATAATTTTTTGAGGCATAAATGTCTCAAGCATGTAAACAGCAGGTAAGACCTGCATTTTATAATGAACTCTATCGTCGCTATTTTTCATTTTGTGTTTGTAATAACTTTTACAAACCTATCCCTTATCCTTTGCTTTTAAAACATTTAAAGCACACCAATCAATCACTTTATATAGGTAACTAAACCAGTGATCATCCTTAGGTGTAGGTGTAATTGCTGCTATGACTGAGGCGATAGATATAATTGCAGTTACCCATGCCAATATATTAAATATATTCATATTTTCTCCTTATTTTTCTAAAGTTTTAGTTTCTGTTTCTAAAACCTCATCTGCTTGTTCTTTTGTAGAATCAATAAATGCTTTTTCAAAAACGCTTTTACTAGCTTGCACTTGGTCTAATTGAAATTTTATTCGTGCCTCTTGGTTGTTTAAATCTAGTATTTGTGAATGTAAATATTTTTGTTGTGGTGTTAAATCAGAAACTTTCATTTCTTTGTCATCTAACATTACTACTGGTTCTGGGTTTTGTTTAGTCATTTTCTCTCCTTATGAACTTAATGTTTTCGTTACACTAGGTGGACTAATCTTTTCAGCTATTTCTGTGTCTAATCTATTTTTCATGTCCGTAACTTTATCGCTGCCCAATCCAGATTCTACCCAAGCCTGAACATCGCTGTTAGTAAGACTAGACCAGTTTTTAAAATTAGATAAATCGCTAGTATCTAATATTTGAGTTCCATAAAAAGATGATGTCCAGTTATTACCATCACTATCTTTATTAGTATCATCTGTTGCAGTAAGAATCCAATGCACATTATATACTACATTTGATTTACCACTTTTTGTTGGATATGTGTCACAAGTTTTACAATCCCATGCGTAAGATATTGCCATATAATTCTCCTTAGTTTAACTTTCCAAAGCTGTTATTCTTGCTTCTAGTTCTTGTATTGTTTTTACTAATAATGGTACAAGTTTGCTATGGTCTATGCCTTGCATTTGTTCACCATCTTTTTCACCTGT